GCTATTTTCTTTATCGGATGAGCTATGTCCACTTTGTAATGATATGGTGGAGTTGCCCTTTTTACCGTAAGCTCTGGCTTCCAACCATCGCCAAGCCATTTCAATAGTTTCTTTTGAGCCTTCGATAATGGTCTCCCATTCCCCCCCTGAATCTTTGGCTTGTGCCCGATAGATTTCAATTTTTCTGACATCTTCATCCTGTATGACTCTGAGTAGTGTCTGTTTTGGGATTTCTTTGTCTTTGATATTGAATCTCCACGGGCTATGTAGGAGCATTTTTTGTGATATACATTTCCAGTTTGTTTGTATCTCCAATACTGATGATAGTTTGCTAACACCACCATCTTCCCGCACTCTGAGCAAGGGAGTTGTTTTATTGGGCTGTTTTTGCTTGGCATAGATTGTGTCTCCAGCTTTTATTTTTGTAACAGGTATATATCCCTTATCCCTTACAAGGACTGGATGATTACCTGTTGATATTATGGAGCTATCTACGCAACTTGTCAAGTATAATTGAGATTCTAGTTCATTCTTAATTACTCTGGTAACTTTCTTTTTTTCAACCATTCCTGTCTTATGATTGTAGCTATCTATATAATCTCCAACCATAATGTTCTCTATGTTTTTTTGACCTATTTTAGTGCCAGCAACAAAACACTCGTCTATGATAGCAACATCAAAACGTCCAAACTTTTCTGGGTGTTTGTGAGCTGATTGAATGGTTGCTAGTGTATATTTTTTAACTTCTTTAGAGTTCATTGAAGCACTGTATACACCAATATCTTCTTTTGGCACAACCATGCTTAGTTTATTTAAGTCTTGTTCAAGTAATTCTTTATTTGGAACCAATATCAGCATTGGTTTGTCAAGTTTAGCAGTAAATTCTGCAATGATAAGAGTTTTACCACCGCCCTGACAAAGTGAAATAATGTCATTGCCAGGTAAATCTTTAGCCCACATCATTTTATTTACTATTTTTTCCTGATAGGGTCTTAGGTTTAACATTCTTTTCTATTTTTTAAGAATTTAATTAAATCTTCTTTTTTAAAAATCCTATCTCCTCTGGTATTTATTCTTGTACATTTAAGAATACCTTTTTTAACCATTCTATTTACGGTAAAACTAGATATTCTTAAATACTTTGCTACTTCTTTGGGTCTTAATAGTTTTGGTAGGTCTTTAAGTTTCATTTGTTCTCCTTATTTAACTTCTTAATATTTTTATACTGTTCTAAGCTAAGTTTTCTATTACCTAGTAAATCAGCCCAGGATAGTCTATTAAACTTTTTCCTTCTAGCTAGTATCTTTTTAAATAGTTTTAGTTCTATTTTCATCTTCTCCTTTAAGTTTAATTTCTTTCATTCTTTACTTTCCATTTTATTTAATTCTTTTAAGATTTTATCAATAGCTTGATTGTTAGTGTTATATTTAATGGCATCTTTTTTACTTAATCTTTTGTTTTCCACCATCTCTTTTATTTCTTTAAGTTGGGATTTTCTTTGTTGTTGGAGTAGAGATTGTATGAATTGTTTAAGTCTATCTATATCAATACCACCTTCTTCATCAAATACCCCAACATAGTAACTATATTTATCATTTAAAAATTCTTCTAGTTTTTCTTCCCACTGCTCTGCTTGTTTAATTTCTTTCATTCTTTACTTTTAATAGTTTTTACTTCTTCATCTCTATAAACTTTATCTTCTCCAACAAATTTAACTCCGTATTTATGTTTACCAAAATAATCATCTAAATAATCAGCCATTTCTTCTTTGCCCGTTATTGGGTGTATTGCTTTTGTTCTAAAATTGCTCATCTTCCCCTTCCTTTACCAAGCCATCTAACGACTGCTTGACTTGGGAATACTTTACTAAGAGCTATAATTACTTGCCAACGTTCTAAGCCTTTTTCATGTAAGTCTTTAGCTTTCGTTTCTATTGTTTGATTCGATACTTCTACTGTTTTCATTTAATTTCCTTTAGTTTAATTAATACTTGTTATATCTGATTTCCATTAAAAATATTATCAATGACAACTTCCAACCAAACCATATAAATGCTAAAACTGCTGCTATCATTGCACCAACGTTTATTTTTTTATCAAACTCTATTTTCATAAGTCCTTTAGTTTAGTTAGTACATCTTCTAGGGCTTTCCTTAAATCTGTAGTGATACCAGATGGACTTGAACCATCAGCCTGAACCTTATAAGAGTTCTGCTCTGCCACTTGAGCTATGGTATCTTTTTTGTCATTGTTTATAGTGTTATTAATCCTTTAAACTCATTAATAAAGGCAAGGAAAGCTAATATTATGTAGTCTATTAAGTTTAGTTTCATTCTGTTACTTCCTTGTCTAATATTTGCATTAATTGTTCCCTTACTTCATCAGGGGTCATAATTAATGGCATATCATAATCGTTAAAGATGCTTAATAGTTCCAATAAAAGCTCTTGTCTAGTGTTTTTAATAATTGGATCTGCTATTTCTTTTAATATATATTCTTTCTTCCAGTCATTGTTCATAAGTTTATTTATCCTCAGTAATATTTAATATTATTCTTTTATCTGAATAACCAATATCTGCTATTCCAGTTATCTTAAATGATTTTAGTGTAGCTCCCCATTCACTATTATCTGCTACCATTCCAAGAGAACATTCAATATCAAAATCTTTATGGTTTTTTAATATCTTAATAAGTTCTTGTGCTTTCATAAATTATCCTTTTAGTTAATAATTCGCTAATTTCTTCTAATAATGCAGTTTGTTTTTTAGATTCGCTTAACATATCTTTAAACCAAGTATCATCCTTGCTTTTTATCTCTGGTTTAGGCTCTGTAGTCTTTAAAACAGGCTTAGTTTTATACTTAGCTAATCTTTTATTTGTAGCTTCAGAATATTCTTCGTAAGTATTGAATTTTCTATAGCCTGATATAGTAGTCATAGAAGCTGACATTCCCATTTGTTCTAAAATCTCTGATACTTTGCTATTACTTAAACCATATTCTAATAATTCTTTAGCCTTTAAAAAGACTGACTTTCTACTTTTTTTGTTTGACATAATTTCCTTTCTATTTTTTATTATTCATTTTTACCCATTGGCTTGGGTGATATTCGTTAAAATACTCTGGAAAAGCTTCTCTTAATCTCATTAGATTTGTTGGATCAGCTCTTCTTATACATTCTGCTATTGCTTTAACAAAGCTTCCTCCGTATTTTTCCATATTGTTAGCAATTTCCATATTCATTTCTCTTTGATTCATAATTAGTCCTCCATTCTATAAATACTACTTTTTACAGATTTCATGGTTACGTTATATCTTTTTGCATCAACATCAAAGCGGTTATTGTCGTAATCTTCACATAGTTTTTCTAATTCTTCGTCAATATCAAAAGTGAAAATTACCCTCCTGCCTTCTTTGTGTTTGCTTCTTGGTGAGTATCCAATACATATTAATGCTGATACTAACCCAAAATCACTTATTTCTTTTAATTTCATATTAAACTCCTAATTTTTCTAGTTCTTTAATAGCGTATGAGTCTTCGACCCATTCTTCTAAGAACATTGCGTACTTTATATTGCCTGTCCATTTAACATGCTCGTTAGCTTCAAACTTTGGTAGAGAATGGTCTTTTTTCCAGTTCTCCATTGCTTTTGCATATTCGCTAATTGCACGATCAACATCTCTTTTCATTTCTCTGGTCTTAAACAGTTGCATTTCCGTTCTTAAATCTTCTGCACTAATAATTGTTACAGCATAATATTCAGTGCCCATTGCTAGGGCATATAAACAGGCTTGAATTTTATAATGCCAATCAATACCAGTTTTTTTAATACGCTTCATTTTCATATTAGTAACTGATTTAATTTCATTAGGGATGATTCCCTTCTTGGCTTGCATGAGGTCAGTGTTGATCACTGAATCTGTGTAACCAATACACTCCCTGTATTCGGCTAGTGGCTGTCTGTCTCCGAGCAACTCGTACTCTTGGACGGTATTGCATTTTCTACAAATATTTCCAGTCCCTCCTCCGTTTGGAACATCAACAAATTCCCAACTGTGTTCACACTCAGACTTAACCTTGAGTCCTAGTGATTCTATTGTTTCTACATCCTCAATCAAGACTCCTGCCCCTCGTAATTGTTCAACATACCAGTCCTCAACATCACGACCACGCTTAAACTTAGCTAGAGTGTATGCTTCAAACTCTTTTCTTGGTGCTCCCAAGTTCTTGAGTAGTTGCCATCTAACAGGTTGATATAGCATTGATGCTGATAGTTTACCGCTTGATTTGTGTTTGGCTTCTCTCTCTTTATTGGCTCTGATTAGTTCGGCATCAATATATTTTGATATAAATTGGTCAATTATTGGCATTAGTCCTCTTTTATTCTAGTTATTAAATCTATTGTTTCAATTATCCCGTTTTGGTATCCCTGTGCTTTTGTATAGTGAGCATAATTTACAGAGTATTTTCCAATATCGTTTATATTTGTTCCCTGATATTCTCTTTTTGCAATATCTTCTTTTAATTGTGCTATTTCTAGCTCTTTATTAAGTAAGTTTAAAATTGATTCTTTCATTCTTCCCCCTTTAATTTCTTATTTAATTTATCTTTGATATATAAAATAGCTTCTTCTATATTGTCCCATTGATCAAAAGCATCTGGATAATCATCGTCTAATAATTCTGGATTAAGTTCCATAATCACAATGTTTATTAGTTCTTCCATGGCTTTATCAATTGAATTCCAGGGGTTTGTTTTGGTCATAATTCTATTTATTGTCATAATATGATTGCTCCTTCTAATTGATCCAGGCTAATAATTCCATAGTTTGTGTTAGTATCAACCTTGTTTCTTTCGGCTAATTCTTCGGCGTTTAGTTCGGTATCCTCATATTCTGGATAGATACAACCCGCAGGACAGTTATAATATGGCTCATAACTGCCAGTCATGCCGTCATATTCGATATGATGCACTAGTATTAATGGCTCTTCGCAGTTTTTGCAAAATTGGTTTGTGCTTTGTTTTTTATTCATCTTTTCATCTTTCATTATTTATAATTTTATACGTTCGGCTCGTCAAAGTCAAGTGTAATGATTACATATTTTTTTTATACCACTTGTCTAAAATCCTGATGTTTACTTTATCTCTATGCTTATTATTATCGCCATCGCATATTATTTTTATTAATTGTTTTATTGTCATTATTTACCCCTTCTATATAATTTTTTACAACAATGGGCACATTTAACAGTTTTTATATTTCCTGGGCACATTAAATGGTCGTGTGTACATTTTTCTTGCTCTATAATATTTAAACAATGTTCGCAAGTTACCTTGCTGTGGTCTTTTGTAGTTATTGCATCTTGCCAGAACCCACATTTTGAAACGCCTATAACCTCTTGTAAATGTATTGCTCTTTGTTGTTTTTCAAACAAATGCTTGTTTCTTTGGATATTTAGCCCAAATGATATATTTTGCTCTTGGTTTACTTGTTTTGTCATATTTATAATACCCTTTGGCTACTGCACTTCATATTAAGACCCCATTTTTCCATCTCTCCATTAGTTACCAAATCTTCACAGGTTCCAAACAGTGTGTGCCAGTGCATATCCATTCCACAACCTGTAACCTTTACACTATCCCAGTTAAATTTTTGGTTATAACAGACATTGATTAGCATGTTGTATTTATTCCCCCAATTAAAATGCCTAGTCATTCCTGACCTGCTAACTTTCATTGAACAGACAACATCGCCTTTTTTTATGTCTTTTATAAATTGTTTAGCATCTACTTGAAAGTCTTTGAAGCTATAGTATTTACTATCTCCTTTGACTTGATCATAGACCGCTTGAAGCTTTTTAGTGCTTTTCATTATTACATCTTTCAGATCAAGCATATTTTTATATTTGTTTGTTCTTGCTTGGTCTATGTATTAGTATACACGATCCGCTCGTGGTGTCAAGAGTAAAACAAGAGCAATTTCCCCGAGTGAGTGCAATTCATGTAAGCCTTACACAGTATTTGAGAGATTACACGATCAACGGGGTATGCTACACTCATATTTATATGACTAACACAAGCAAGGCGTTGAGCCTAACAACTAGAGAGAAAATAAGCCTTTCAAAGACCAAGTACACCAAACCCGTGTTGATAGATGGGGGCGTGGCTTACATTGATAATATTCTGAATGAAGATGAAAAAAAGAAAACTATCCCTTCAATCGTTGGTTTATGCTTATATATCGGAATAAGTAGATCTCGCATCTATGAATTAGCCGACAAGTGGCAAGAAGTATCTGACATATTAGAGTATATTAGAATGATGCAAGAAGATAAAGCCCTGCAAGGTGGAATGACTAACAGATTGAATCCAATCTTTAGCATGTTCTTATTAAAGGGTAAACACAGTTATATTGACACGGCACCAGCACTAAACCAGACAAACAACTTTAACATTAGCCCAGATCTATTAGCCGACGCAATCAAACTAATGAGAGAGAAGAATAAAGTTAAGGGATAAAACGCCACACCATTATAATCATAGTATGTATACGCTTTAGAGGTATGGCGTAGCCATTCAAGTACCATAGGTGTTTATATAGTCACAGAAGAGTCAGAAGAGTCAGAAGAGTTAGAAGAGTCAGAAGA